GTATGGTGGCTACTACCAGGAGAAAACCGCTCTGGTCGTGCGCCACAGGTCGGCGCCTCTGGTGTAATCTTTCGCCACCAAATGGGGAGGGAATATGAAAAAGCTATGGATGATGGTGGCCTGCGCTGCGCTGGCCGGATGTGCCACGTCGCCGATCCCGTCGGAGAAGGCTGTTAACGCGCCAAGCGATCGTGTGTACGAGTACTCGAAGCCGCAAAGCGACAATGATAGTGAGTTGGTGATAGTGCGTGACTCTGGATTTCTTGGGTCCGGTTGTCGCGCCGCCGTTTATGTCGACGATAAGCTGTCAGCGATGCTTTCTAAGTCGGAGAAGGTTTCGTTATATGTGCCGTCTGGCGAGCACCTGCTTGCTGTAAGCCCATCAGGAAATGGAATTTGCGGCGTCGGCGATGCCAAAAACTCCCTCAAGCGAACGATTACCATAACTGCGAAACCCAGGCACAGGTCAGACTTTCGCATTGCGGTTCTTGGTGATGGTGGTTTGACATTGATGCAAACAACTCTGTAAAGCGCGCCGTTTTTTATGAACCTAAAACCCCGCATAGGCGGGGTTTTTCTATGGGAGAAATTCATGTCAGAAACTTGCATTCGAATGAGTTCCGAGCTTGGAAAAAGGTTCGGTAGGGAGATATTGCTCAATTTGGATACTAAGACGCCGGCTGAGGCGGTTCGGGCGCTTCAGGTTGTCATTCCGGGTTTCAAGAAATACTTGTCCGACGCCCACAAACGCGGTGTGACATTCGCGGTATTTCGCGGTCGCGGCGCCAATGAGGAGAATATCGGTCAAGCCAAGATGAAGGAGCCAGCCGGGGAAACGATCCGCATTGCGCCAATCGTAGTAGGTTCCAAAGCCGCAGGACTTTTCCAGACGATTCTGGGCATCGTCCTCATCGCAATCAGCTATTTCGATGCAGGCCTTACTGCTCCCGAAGGTGCCGCACTGTTGTCAGCCGGTGTAGGCCTAGCGGCTGGCGGCATTGTTCAATTATTGAGTCCACAGGCGAAGCTTGGCAAGAATCCGGACTCTGCCGACAATCAGGCGAGTTATGTATTCAGCGGCGCCGTGAACACCACGGCCGAAGGCAACCCAGTGCCTGTTTGCTATGGCCGCATGCTTGTCGGATCGGCCGTCATTTCGGCGGGCGTCGAGTCCGACGAATACACGCCGGCGACCGCCGGTGTAAGTCCCGGCACGCCGAACGGCAACTCGAAGGCGACGCCCTACGACATCGCTGTGTAACCAGCAACACAAGCAAGTCCCGCAGCCCGCCATGAGCGGGCTTTTTTGTGCCCGGAGAAGCCATGGGTATTCGACCGAACATCAACATCATGGCTCTGGCCACGCGGAACTCGATCCGTGGTGCCGGTGGCGGCAGCGCTCCAACGCCGCACACGCCTGTCGAATCGCCCGACACGCTGCGGTCGATCGACTATTTCCGCATCGTCGATCTGATCTCTGAGGGCGAGATCGGCGGTCTGGTCAACGGACTGCAATCCGTCTTCCTCAACGGCACACCAGTCGCCAACGCCGACGGAACGCTGAACTTCACCGGCGTCCAGATCGACTCGCGCAACGGCACCCAGGACCAGACGTACATCCCTGGGTATTCAAGCGTTGAGAACGAAATCAGCGTCACGCGCGAGTTGCGCGTTGAATCGCCCTTCGTACAGTCGCTCACCGACCTGGACCTCTCGGCGGTGCGGATCACGCTGGAGGTACCATCACTTGAGAAGACGAACCCTTCGAACGGTGACATCGGTGGCTACTCGATCCAGTACGCGATCGACATCGCTACCGATGGTGGCGATTACCAGACGATGGTCCAATCGGCATTCACCGGCAAGACCACCAGCGAGTACAAGCGGAGCCACCGTGTCGACCTGCCGGCGGCGACGACCGGTTGGCTGGTGCGCGTGCGGCGTCTCACGGCGAACGCCAATAGCGCCACGATCGCCGATACCACGCAGATCGTCAGCTATACCGAGATCATCGACGCGAAGCTGCGCTACCCCAATAGCGCGCTCGTAGCGATCAACGGTGACGCGTCCCAGTTCCAGAACGTTCCCACGCGCGCCTACGAGATTTTCGGGCGCATCGTCCAGGTTCCCAGCAACTATGACCCCACTTCTCGCGTCTATACCGGCGTCTGGGATGGGTCGCTAAAGCCGGCCTGGACTGATAACCCAGCCTGGGTTTTCTACGACCTCTATACGAATGACCGGTTTGGCCTGGGCGATCTGGTCGACGCGTCGTTGGTCGATAAGTGGGGCCTTTATCAGATCGCGCAGTACTGCGACGAGCTGGTCAGTGACGGCAAGGGCGGCCAGGAGCCGCGCTTCACCTGCAACTGCTATCTCCAGACGCAGCAAGACGCGTTCAAGATGATGTCCGATATAGCGTCGATCTTCCGTGGCGTCGCGTATTGGATGGGCGGCGCGGTGATTGCCTCGGCCGACATGCCGGCTGATCCGGTAGCGCTGTTCACCAACGCCAACGTGATCGGCGGCAAATTCACGTACCAGTCGACGCCTCGCAAGTCGCGCTTCACCGAGGCGCTGGTCACTTGGAATGATCCCTCGAATGCCTACAACCAGGCGACGGAGCCGTACCAAGATCAGCCCGGCATGGCCCGCTATGGGCTGATCCCCACATCTTCTGTCGCCGTTGGCTGCACCTCTCAAGGACAGGCGAACCGCGCCGGGCACTGGATCACGCTCAGTAGCCAGCTCGAGACCGATTCGGTGTCGTTCCAGGTGGGTCTGGATGGCCTGCTGGCCGGCGGTGCGCCGGGCGCAATCATTGCCATCCAGGACCAGAAGCGCGCCCGGGCGCGGCAGGGCGGTCGCAAATCCACGGCCACGGCTACGACCATCACGGTCGACCGCGCTCCAGACGTGTGCGCTGTAGGCGATACCCTGCAGGTGATGTTGCCCAGCGGCACCATGCAGATCCGCACCATCAGCGCGGTCGATGGTCGGAATATCTCGGTCAGCCCGGACTTCAGTGCTGTGCCGGTGAAGGAAGCCCAGTGGGCCGTCGAAAGCGAACAGCTCGCCCTGCAGTACTTCAGTGTCAGGAGCATTAGCGAAGATTCGTCGGACACAGCCAAAACCTTCACGATCACGGCCGCCCAGCACGAAGCCCAGAAATTCGCCGCGATCGACAACGGCACCATCATCCAGACGCGCCCGATCAGCCGTCTGCCACCGTCCCTGCAGCCAGCCCCGGCCACGGTGACCGTCAGCAGCTTCGTGGTGACCGCCCAGGGCATCGCCCAGCCCAGCATGCATATCGCCTGGGACGTGGCGCCTGGGGCGTCCTACTACAAGGTGGAGTGGCAGAAGGACCTCGGCCAGTGGATACAGGCCGGCACGGTGGCCACCGCCTCGCTGGACGTGCAGGGCGTTTACACCGGTAGCTACATCGCCCGGGTGACCGCCTTCAGCTCGGGCAATGTGGCGTCGCTGCCCACCGTCAGCGCGCCGACGGACATCCTGGGCAAGACTGGCACGCCGCCCGCGCTCTCGTCACTCACCACGAAATCGAAGGTATACGGCATCGAGGTGGATTGGGGCTTCCCGGACGGAACGTCCGATACCCAGCGGACTGAGATCTGGCAGAGCACCACCAATAACCGCGCTAACGCGACCAAGCTGGGTGACTTCGCGTACCCGGGCAGTTCCACGTCGCTCGACAACGAGTTGGCCGGTTCCCAGTTTTGGTTCTGGGGCCGCATCGTCGACAAGGCCGGCAACGTTGGCGCCTGGTATCCCGATAGTGCGACCGGCGGCGTCAATGGCCAGGCGAGCAGTGACCAGAGCGAATATGACGCCTATTTCTCCGGGCTGATCTCGAAGACCGCGCTAGGTGGCGACCTGCTCAGCGATATCGAACTGATCTCGCCAGCCACGTGCGGCGATGCCGATATTTTCTGTGGTGACGACACGGTCTATTGCGGGACCTGGTCGCAGCTCTATGCCCAGCAGACGGCCACCATGGCGACGGCGCAGCGCGTCGACACCGTCGAGGCGGTTGCCGGCTCGAACTCTGCCATCGTGCAGCAAACCGCCCAGACCGTTGCCGATCTCAACGGCAGGGTCGTATCGACCTACTCGGTCAAATTGCAGGTGACATCTGGCGGTGTGGTCTACGGCGCCGGCATGGGAATTGGCATTGAGCAGGACCCAGACGGAAGCTACCAGTCCCAGGTGCTTTTCCAGGCCGATCGCTTCGGCGTTATCAACGTCATAAACGGCCAGCTGACGACACCGTTTGTCATCCAGGGTGGCCAGACGTTTATCTCGCAGGCGCTGATCGGTGCCGGCTGGATCACGAACGCGATGATCGGCAACCAGATCATGTCGACCTCTGTGAATAGCAGTGGGTTGCCGACATGGATCATAGATAAGTCGGGCACGATCACTCTGCACGGCGACGCTTATACGCTGGTTTGGAGCAGTACCGGCATGGTGATGTCGACCGTTGCCGCCACGCCGGTCACGGTGATGAAAGTTGGCGTGCTGTCGCCGTGAGCGTGATCGGCACGCAGGTATGGCGCCCTGATACGGGCGCATTGATCCTCGACACCACTACCTCGATGACGCGGTCCCTCGGCATGCAGCTGACCGTGGCCAATCAAGCCGGGCAGGTGTCGCACGTGGGATTCGCTACGGGCAAAGGCTGGTTCATCGTCAACCCCCTGACTCCGATCACGCCGAATGACACCTTTCCCGATGTAGAGCTCATCAATAACCAGACGATTACCTGGACTGCGGCGACGGTGGCCGTGCTGATCATTTACGGGGCACGCTCATGACGGTGATCGGTGCACTGTTCCAGAACGGCAACAACTCTGTCCAGATGGGCAGCGATTACACAAATCTGGCGCTGCTAACGAGCGGTTCATTCAACCTTGCCAACGGCGTCGACCAGCAGATCGTCGTCACAGCGCAGACACCGGTCATTGCTTTCACCGGGACGTGGCCGGTATCGATCCTGCAAACGTCACAGTCTGGCGGCAATTGGACGTTCGACATTCTCTGCCAGGGTGGAACGGCCACGGGGAACTACTACATCTTCGACAAAGTCCAGGCCGGCTCGCAGCGGTTTTCCGCTGCGATCGGCATCGAGTTGTTCGACCCTATCACTGGTGCGCCGACGTTCCGCAGTGACTTGAAATACATGCGCGTCGTCAGTGTGCAGACGATGGAAATGCCAACCCCGCTCAAGTTCGGAACAGCTCAAACGCAGGCGCTCGGTCGCGCTGGGCTGGCAGCCGTCATCGGTAACCCCGGCGGTCGAGTTGTCGCCACCAACATCACAGTTATCGATCCGGTCACGGGCCTGCCCGATTCGTCAACGCAATACACGCCCTATCAGCTGGCCGTGGCTGTCAACGGGACAAATCTCCTTTACGGCAGCAACGACACCCGATTCACCACGGTCAACGAGGGCAACGATCAGCTCGACGTGCCCTGCACCGTGATCGTGATCGACCTCTCCAATTTCTAGGAACCGTCATGGCTCTAAACCCGATCATCAACAAGCCCGCTGATCAGGGCGGTGACGCGCTGCCCACAGGCTGGGACAAAGCCAATGCGATGTTTGCCGAGCTTTATGGCGGCGCGCTCAACGTCTCGGCTTTCAAGAACCAACTCATCAATGGCAACTTTGACTTTTGGCAGCGCGGCACGTCGCTGGCTGCCGGTACGGGCATTCGGTATCTGGCCGATCGGTTTTTCACGTCGACAACAGGTAGTACCGCAGCTGTAAGCCAGCAAGCGTTTGCCGCAGGGCAGACGGATGTGCCCAATGACCCGGCATATTTTCTACGTAACGTGGTCGCGTCAGTTGCTGGGGCGGCGAATTTTGCGTTACTGAGTCAGCGCATTGAAGGTGCGCGCAAGTTCGGCGGTCAGACGGTGACGTTGTCGTTCTGCGCCAAGGCCGATGCGAATCGCACTATCGGCTTCGAGATCGTCAAGTCCTACGGCACGACAGGGTCACCGTCCCCCAGTGAGCTGGGCTTGAACACAAAGACTTTCGCACTGACTGCTGCGTGGCAGAAATTTACCTACACCTTCACGCTGGCTAACAACATCGGAAAAACCTTCACCACAGGTGATTTTATCGGGTTGCAGTGGTTCTTCGATGCTGGCGCAAACTTCCTTGCGCGTGCGGGCATCGGCCAGCAATCCGGGACGTTCGATATCGCGCAGGTGCAGCTTGAGATTGCCAGCACGCCGACCAATTTCGAATTTCGACCTCCGGCTGTCGAGCTGCTGCTTTGCCTGCGCTACTACCAGAAAAGCTTCGACTATGCGGTCGCGCCTGCCAATGGTTTGCAGGGCAACATTCTCGACGGTCGGATGTGGTCGGCAACTTCTGCGATCGGGTGCATACCGCTCCAGACGAGGATGCGCAATGTACCAGCGGTCACGTTCTACTCGCCCAATGTCGGCACGCCAACCAATGGCCAGCCGTCGACTGTGATCGGTGGTGGCTGGGTTGCGATGTCATCGACAGCGGTTTTCAACCCTCGGGAGGACCAGATCTCCTACACGTCGACGGTGACTGGCGCAGCTCAATACAACTCCCTTTACGTCCAGGGGAATTGGACTGCTGACGCGGAGATATGATCATGTATCAGCTAACTTCGGATTCGAACGTTGTAATCGACCTCGACACGGGGTCATTCGTCCCCGCTGGGAACTATCTGTGGGACCAGTATCAGGCTTGGCTGGCGGCCGGCAACAAGCCGCAGCCTGTGCCAGTGCCGACGTTTGCCGACTACGTGCAAACCTTTCTGCCGGCCTTATCCAGCTGGATGGAGGATGTCGCCCACAGCAACCAGTACGACTCGGTGCTGTCCTGCATCAGCTACCTGGACAGCGCGGTCGCTCAGTACAAGGCCGATGCCCAGGCGATGCTGGCTTGGCGCGACGCGCTATGGGTATGGGCCGCGGGATGGGAGGCCGGCTTTAATGGCCAGGTGCCAGCGACAATCCCGACGATCGACCAGGTGAAGGCGCAGGCACCGCAGCCCGAGGCCTATAACTGGGTGGTGCACTCCACCGGCAATGTGATTACCGGGACCCAGACGGCCGGGAAGGCTGGCCTTTAGCGAGCTCAATACCTCAAGCCACGCCTGGTGCCGGGCGGGACATCGTTGGCCAAGCCTGAAGCGTGGAACTGTTCGATGGGCGAGCTGGCAAGCTTGATCCCAAGGCGCGCAGCAAAGCGGAGCACTGGCTCGCCCCAAGCGCTGGGACTGCCGGCCGCGTGGTGGATGGCTTTGCAAGCCAACTCGCGGTCGACTGGATCCGGTCCGGCTGCGATCGCGATCAGGAAATACTGCGCCTCAGCAATATTGACAATCACACCGTCCAGCGATGCGCCCTCTGGATGGCCATAGAGCCACGGCGAAGGCTTGTCGAGGTCGCCGACCACCCACCTGGGATGCTTGTCCACGGCCTTTCCCGGCTCACGCCGCCATTCAAAGGTCTTTCGGTATAGTTGCATCTGCAGGCGGGCGAGGCTGCGAGAGGCGGCAAGGATTGTCTGTCGGGCTTCGTCCATGCGGACAGCCTACGACTTCGCCGTCTCACCTCCCGAAAGCCACCAAGTGGTTGCAAGCAGCAACGGCGTTGTTTGGCAAAGAAACATCTAACGCTGTCTTTTTGGTTCCGCGACTTGACGCAAGAATGCGGGTTCTGAGCGGTATAGATCGTCATTTATTAGACGCGGCTCATTACTATATTTTTGCGTACTTTCAGAGCCTTGCTACCTAAGCGACAACCCGACTGTTAATCAGGGGGTCGTTGGTTCGAGTCCAACTTCGGGCGCCATATTCAGCAAAAGGCCGCGAGAGATCGCGGCCTTTTGTTTTTTCCGTGCCGGTCCATTTTTCAGGCTGACCTGGTTGCTCAGGCGGGCTTGCGCTTGAGGCTGAGCTTGTAGCCGAGCGCATCGGCCACCTTGGCAATCGTCGCCATGGTGGGATTGCCTTCGCCGGAGAGTGCCTTGTAAAGGCCTTCGCGCGTCATGCCGGTATCGCGCGCCAGTTGGCTCATATTGCGTGCGCGGGCGACCACGCCCAGGGCATGGGCGATGAAGGAAGGATCGTCGCCTGCTTCTTCCAGGCTGGCTTCGAGGAAGGCCTCGATATCCTCTTCTGTCTTCAGGTAATCAGCGCTGTCATAGCGAGAGAATTTCTCGGCCACGGCTTATTTCCTCCACTTGGCGGCAAGCGACCTTGCCTTTTTGATGTCCGTTATCTGGCTTGTCTTGTCGCCGCCGGCCAGGACCACGATCAAGACGGGGCCATCCTGTATGAAATAGATCCGGTAGCCGGGTCCGTAATCGATGCGAAGCTCGCTGACGCCGTCACCTACGACTTTCACGTCACCTGGATTGCCGAGTGCGAGTCGTTCGAGCCGTATCAGGATGCGTGCCCGTGCGCGTTTGTCCCGTAGATCCGTCAACCATCGATCAAACGTCCCGGTTTTTACCACTTCCATAGGTGTCAACTCTAGTTGTCATTATTGGCAATGTCAACTGGAGTTGACATTACTTGTGTGAGGCGGGATCACTTTTCGGCCCGGCAAACCTCGATGGCGCCGGTAGGCGCCCGGGCAGCCCGAATGCGGCCGGCGTTCGAGACGAAGACCTGCAGCGCCAGTTCGGCCCGCTTCCGGTCGCAGATGAGAATGGCGATATTGCTGCCGCTGGCATGGCCGAGCGCATGGAAGATGACGGCGCGACGACCCTCCGAGCTGATGATGCCCAGACCGGGGTAGCCCTGGCGCACCAGCCAGGGGTCTCCCTGGATGCGATGCGCGCCGCTGTCGCGCGCGGCGTAGCCCGCGATCCAGCCGTGCTCCCAGCGTGTGGTCGCTTCGCAGCGCCGACCGTCCACGCTGGGGCAGACCATGGTCCGCCTGCCGCTGCGATTGGCTTGTTCCCGCGCATGACTCAGGCTCGCCAACAGGTCGGCCTGCACCGCGATCAGCCGCTCGCGTGCTGCCAGTCGGGCAAACGAGGGCACGGCGGCGCAGGTCAGGGCCGCCAGCAAGGCCACGGCGATGACCGTCTCGACCATGGTTATGCCGATGCCGCGACGTGATCCGGGCGCGCATTCCTTTGCCATGAATGGGCATGCTAGACAGCGTCGACAGCCCCGGCTGCCGTCCCCGACGTGAGCGCGCCTTCATCCTCTGCTGACAGGGCGTGTCAGCAGGGGCAATTTAAAATGTCCTCCTCTGACCGCATATCGGCTGCCATGACTGACCGCTTCCAGCTCGTTTCGCCTTATAAGCCCGCCGGTGATCAGCCGGAGGCCATCAAGCGTCTTACCGAGGGTTTCGAAGCCGGCCTGGCGGCGCAGACGCTGCTGGGCGTGACCGGCTCGGGCAAGACCTTCACCATCGCCAACATGATCGAGAAGGTGCAGCGGCCGACCATCGTGCTGGCGCCGAACAAGACACTGGCCGCACAGCTGTACGGCGAGTTCAAGGAGTTCTTTCCGCACAATGCGGTGGAGTACTTCGTCAGCTACTACGACTACTACCAGCCTGAAGCATACGTGGTCGCTTCCGACACGTTTATCGAAAAAGATGCCTCGATCAACGAGCATATCGAGCAGATGCGCCTGGCCGCGACCAAGGCGCTGCTGTCGCGCAAGGATTCGTTGATTGTCGCGACGGTGTCGGCCATCTACGGCCTGGGCGATCCGGAGGATTATCTTTCGCTGCGCCTGATCCTGGCCAAGGGCGAGCGCATCGATCAGCGCGCACTGATTCGGCAGCTCACCGAATTGCAGTACAGCCGCAACGAGATGGAGCTGCGCCGCGGCACCTATCGCGTGCGTGGCGAGGTGATCGACGTGTTCCCGGCCGAATCGGAAACCGAGGCGCTGCGCATCGAACTGTTCGATGGCGAAGTGGAAAACATGGCGCTGTTCGATCCGCTTACCGGCGAGACGATACGTAAGGTGCCGCGCTATACGGTGTATCCGCGCACGCATTACGCCAGCACACGCGAAAGCGTGCTCAATGCGGTCGAAACGATCAAGGTCGAGCTCAAGGAGCGACTGGAGCAGCTGTACAAGGACAACAAGCTGGTCGAGGCGCAGCGGCTGGATCAGCGCACGCGTTTCGACCTGGAGATGATGGCCGAGGTCGGCTACTGCCAGGGCATCGAGAACTACTCGCGGCATCTGACTCGTCGCTCCGCCGGCGAACCGCCGCCGACCTTGTTCGATTACCTGCCGGCCGATGCCTTGCTGGTGGTGGACGAATCGCACGTCACCATTCCGCAGCTGGGCGCGATGTACAAGGGCGACCGTTCGCGCAAGGAGACCCTGGTGGAATTCGGTTTCCGCCTGCCGTCGGCGATGGATAACCGTCCGCTGCGTTTCGAAGAGTGGGAACGTCGCGCGCCGCGTACGATCTATGTTTCGGCGACGCCGCGCGACTATGAGTTGCAGCATTCGGGCGACGCCGTGGTCGAGCTGGTGGTACGCCCGACCGGCCTGATCGATCCGGAAGTGGAAGTGCGGCCGGTACGCACCCAGGTCGACGATTTGCTGGGCGAGGTCAACAAGCGGGTGGCGATGGGCGATCGCGTGCTGGTTACCACCCTGACCAAACGCATGGCCGAGAACCTCACCGAGTACCTGGGCGAGCACAACATCAAGGTGCGTTACCTGCATTCGGATATCGAGACGGTCGAGCGCGTGGAAATTATCCGCGACCTGCGCCTGGGCGAGTTCGATGTGCTGGTCGGCATCAACCTGTTGCGCGAAGGTCTGGATATGCCCGAGGTGTCGCTGGTGGCGATTCTGGATGCGGACAAGGAAGGCTTTCTGCGTTCGACCGGTTCGTTGATCCAGACCATCGGTCGCGCGGCGCGCAATGTGCGCGGCAAGGCGATTCTGTATGCCGACAATGTCACCCGTTCGATGCAGGCGGCCATGGACGAGACCGCGCGTCGCCGCGAGAAGCAGGTGACCTACAACGAAGAGCACGGCATCACACCGCAGTCGGTGGTGCGGCGCATCGCCGACATCATGGAAGGCGCGCGCAGCGAGGGTTCCAACAGTCGCGGACGCGGCAAGTCGGGCCGAGGCCGGTCGGCGGTGGCGGACGACGGCGCCCAATACGCCGCGCTCAGTTCCAGCGAGGCGTCCAGCATGATCAAGAAGCTCGAAGCGCAGATGTACAAGCATGCCGAGAACCTGGAGTTCGAGGATGCGGCAAGGTTGCGCGACAAGATCGGCAAGCTGCGGGATCAGGCGTTGCGAGGGAGCTGACCCGCTTTTCTGTGGGAGCGACTTCAGGAAACCCCGAATAGCGTCAGTTTTAATGATCGTCATCCCGGCGCAGGCCGGGACCCAGTGGCGTTGTGATCGGTTGTCTCCAGAGTCTGCAAAAGCCGGCTCTATCGCGAAAACTCAAAACTGATGCCACTGGGTTCCGGCCTGCGCCGGAATGACGAGTAGCAAAGGTTTTTCGAGGCGGCCTTCAGTCGCGACCGTCCCTTACAAAAAAGCTTGAACCCTCCCGGACCCCTTTGCTATATTGCGCGGCTCACGGGCGGTTAGCTCAGCGGTAGAGCA